CACAAAACCCCGACCAACACCAATACCGCCCTCAATCACGAAACCCTCGCCGCCAAGGCGCAGGCGTATCAGGCCGAGCAGCGCAAGGCCGGAATTGAAATTTCCACCGCCGCCGCCGTGCGGCATATCGAAAAGGAAACCCTCGCATGAGCCGCAATATTCCTGCCTTGACCCTGGCCTATACCGCCAGCGGTGTGATTCCTGCGCGCGTGCTGGTCAAGCACGGCGCGAACGATGGCGAAGCCGCCGTGGCCGCCGCCGCGAGCGATGCGCTGCTCGGCGTGAGTACGGATGTGGCCACTGCATCCGGTCGCCACGTCGATGTCATCCGCGAGGGCATTGCGCCGGTGATCTACGGCGCAACGATCACCCGCGGCGCGGCGCTGACCGCGAATGCCAACGGCGCTGCCATTCCCGCACAAGCAGGCGATCAGATTGCCGGATATGCCGAGGTTTCCGGCAGTGCAGGCGATATCGGTTCCATCCATTTGCAGCGCGGCGCGCTGTGATTTTCAACTGAGGACAGTTTCCCATGACCACTCCATTCCCGACTGATCCGGTACTGACCGCGATTGCCATTGCCTACCGCAATGGACGTCTGATTGCCGATGACGTCTTGCCGCGCACACTCGTCGGGCGTCAGGAATTCAAATGGCGGCAATACCATCTGGCCGACGGCTTCACGCTTCCCGATACCAAGGTCGGACGCAAATCCGCACCGAACCAGGTGGAATTCGGGCACAAAGAAGAAGCCAGTTCGACCGAGGATTATGGTCTGGATGCGCCGGTGCCACGGTCGGATATTGATAATGCCAGCGGCACGGGCGTTGATCCGCTGGGTACAGCGATTGAGCACGCCACCAATTTGATCTTGCTCGACCGCGAGGTGCGAGCCTCGCGCCTGGTGTTCAACCCCGCCTCGTATGCGTCTGCCAATATAGAGGCGACCAGCGCAGGTGATAAATGGGATCAAGCGAGCAGCAAACCGCTGAATGCGATTACCGATGCGCTCGATCAGGTCATCATGCGTCCGAATATCGGGATTTTGGGCCGCCCGGTTTCGACGGCGCTGCGCCGCAACCCGCAGATCGTCAAGGCATATCACGGCAATTCCGGGGATGACGGTCTGGTCCCCCTGGGATTTCTGGCCGATGTGCTGGAGTTGGATGCGGTGTATGTCGGCGAGGCGCGGCTGAACATTTCCCGGCCCGGTCAGAAAGAAGAATTGCATCGGGTGTGGGGGCCGCATGCGGCCTTCATTTACCGTGATCGCACCGCTGGACCCCAGAGCGGGGTGACGTATGGCTTCACGGCGCAGTGGGGCGGGCGGATTGCCGGGAAGATGTATGACGAGGATATCGGGCTGCGCGGCGGGATTCGCGCGCGTGTCGGCGAATCGGTCAAAGAACTGATTACCGCGCCTGACCTCGGGTTTTATTTCCCGAACGTGATCGGGTGAGCGGCATGAGTACATATTTTGCGATCACCCGCATCCGCATCAACGGGACGCTGTTTTTGCCCGGCGAACACGTGTATGGGCTGTCCGATGAAGGGGCGGCGGCGCTGGTGAAGGCGGGACGACTTGAGGTCATTCCGAACGAACCCGAAGTGACACCGAAAACCGCCGTCACGCCCAAAACCAAAACCGGCAAGAAGGAAGCGTGATGTATCTGACGCCTGCCCAACTCGCCAGCGGCGTGGACATGCTCAACGAGCTGTCCGAACTGTTCGGTGTATCTGCGGATTTGCTGACGACCATGTTCGCCGGTGATACGCCCGACCCGAACGCGTGGACGCCCGCCGAACTCGCCGCTGCCGTCAACGCGGTGGACGAGATCGAGCAGACGATCATCCGCGCCAGCGGCGAGATTGACGCACGGCTGGCAAAACGCGGGTATGCGTTGCCGGTCGATATAAAACAATTTCCGATTGTGGGCACCTGGGCGCGGAGTATTACCCGGTATCTGTTGCATACCCAACGCGAGGGCACGCAGGAAACCACCGGGCGGATTGAGCGCGATTATCGCGATGCCCGCGAGTTTCTGAAGTTGGTGGCGGATGGAAAAGTGCTGCTCGGCACCAACGATCCGCTCGCAGCACCGGCGGGCAGCGTCCACGTCAGCGGCCCTGGCCGCCTGATGAATCGTAAAACCCTGGGGGCGTTATGACCGTCGGGCCATTTCCCCTTGCTGGCGTGATCGCCCGCTTGCGCGCGAAAGTGCCGCTGGCAAAATCCATCGGCACCGCCGCTGATCTGCATACGGCACTGGAAACACCGCCCAACGCTCAACCGGCGCTGTACGTGCTGGCCGAAGAGCGCGGCAGCCCGGCCAAGTATTCCGGGCAGGCGACGATCCAGAACGTTGATGTCATTTTAAAAATCGTACGCCTGGTGCGCAGCGCGTCCGGGCAGAAACACGGGCGCGGGGCGAGAGAACTGGCAGACCAGATTGCCGGAGAGATCCGTGCCGCGCTGATCGGCTGGACACCGGGCGATGCCTTTGAAGCGATCACCTTTCAGTCCGGACGCGATGACAGTTATCGCAGCGGCTGGCTGGCCGGGCAGGAATTGTTCCGCACGAGTTACCGCATTCACACCGAGGCTGCGCCATGAATATCAATCCAATTCGTCACGGCGACTGGCACGTCATTGACGGGCAGTTGATCGATTTGAGCCAGACACCACCTGAGGTTTCCCAAACGCCCGAGGCTGTCACCGGCAGCGACGCCGACAGCTCAACCCCTCCCCCGTCGCTGCCACCTTCTTCCCCCAAACGCCGTAATACACCTTCGTCCGAGGACTGACTGATGGCCCAGCCTGATTTAACCTCATTCACCCAGCGCGTGTTGCTGCTGCGGCTGCGCGCCAGCGGCAGCCCCGGCACGCCGGTGGTGCCCGGCAACAATCACGGCATCTTGCTGTTCAACGGCCAGTCCGGGACCGAGATTGATGTTGTCGAACGCCCGATTGACCGCCCGTTTTACGGTGGCGCGCCGTTTGGCATTGCCAGCAAACGCGCATTCATCGAGGGCGAGGTGGAGCTGTATGCACCCAAAACCCCCGGCCAGACCGACACCAGCAATAGTGCGGTGCACGCCGTGCTGCTGCCCGCCGGGCTGACCACGGTCAAATCGGCCAGCGCCAAAACCACGCGATACAGCCCGGTCAGTGAAGCCATCGCGCTCAGCGATGCGTATTTTCACCATGCGCGCATCCTCAAAAAAGTCGCCGCTGCGCGGCATGCGCTGAATAACGTCACCCTCGATATCGGCAAGCACTTCAAGGCCAACGTGCGCATTCAGGGCGATTACGAAGACGTGACTGAAACGCCGGTCCCCACCATCTCCCTGCCCGACGTGGTGCCGGTGGTGGCCGGTCCGCACAACACCACCGCACGCATCACCGTGGCGGGCGGAACGGCGCTGACGGTGTGGGCGAAAACCTTGTCCCTGGATACCGGCAACCAGATCACCCAGCGCGATTACACCAGTCACCGCGAGACCGGGATTACCGCACGGCAGCCGACCTTTACCTTCCGGTTGGCGAAAACCGCGCTGTCTGATTTCAACCCGTGGGCGGTGCGCGATGCGGGCACCGTCATCAATGTGGCCTTTCGCCTCAACGAGGGGGCCAACAAATACAGCGAGCTCGGCATTCGCGGGCAAATCGAAAATGTCAACGAATCGGACATTGACGGCGACTACGGCTGGGAACTGACCGGGCGTTGCATTCCGTCAAATACCGGCGGTGATGAGTTTTATATCGAGTTTGGCGATACCACGCCGTAAATCAAGGAATCTTCAATATGAGCAGCGACCACACAATTGAACAGGCCATCCAGGCCAAAGGCAAGACCGCCGCCCGCATTACGCCTGCGGGCATCTCGGCCAATATCGCCAGCGAACACTATTTCACCGCCGCCGATGGCATTGCAGGCATCTGGGCTGGATTGGGCGATGCACCTGATTATCCCGAGGCGCTGCGGTTGCTGACCTTTTGTGTATTGGTCTTGCGCAACGGATTCACCGTCACCGGTGAAAGCGCCTGCGCCAGCCCGGAGAATTTTGATGCAGAGATTGGCCGCACGATTGCACGCCGCAATGCCGAAGCCAAAATCTGGACATTGATGGGGTATGAGCTACGCAGCCGCCTGCATGCGCAAAACAGCGCAACCACTTGAACCCTTTATTTCCCCGAGTTTGGCGATACCACGCCGTAAATAACCTGCCTTTTACCCCCCCCCTTCAAACCAAGGTTATCCCCATGTTGAAACTCTCCAAAACCAATACCATTACCCTGCCTGTTACGGTGCGCCTGCCGACCGATGACGCCAGCAAAAGCAACGAAGGCACGCTGAACGTGCGCTATACCCTTTTGCCCAGGGAGGAGGTGATCGCGCTGAACAAGCAGGAACTGACGGACCGCGAATATATCGAGCGCGTGGTGGTGGGCGTGGAAGGACTTGGCAATGACGAAGGCCAGCCGATCAGTGGCGCAGATGCGCTTGCGGCCGTGCTGGACAGCCCGTGGAGCGGATATCTGCAATTGGCCATTTTGGAAGAATATTTCACCCACTTCGGGCAGGCACGGGTAAAAAACTCCAGGCCGTCGCGCGGGCGCTGAGCGGGCGCGTTGACGGAAGCGAGTTACCCCGCATCCAGGGCGAAATCAGCCCGGAAGCATTTTTGCGCGGAGAGGTGGGTGGACAGGATGATGGTGTGATTGACATCGAAGTGCTGGAAGAGAATTGGAATACCGTCGTTGTGTTCCGCATCTGTCAGCCAAGTTTTATCACGGGGATGCACGCCCCGGTTTATATGGGCATCTCCGCACTGGAATTGCAGGCCGCATGTTCGTTATTGCACATCGCCCCGGACGATGACCTGGTATCGGGCATCAAGATCATGAGCGAAGAAACGGCCCGCGTGTATTCAAGTTCCAATTTCTGATTGAGCATTCCCCCGTGAGCGACCCCACTGTCACCCTCAGATTGCAAGCGGACAACCGGGGATTGCTGCCGCCGGTCAAACAAGCCCGTGAAGCGGTCGATGACCTGGGCAAGGCGGCGGGTACGTCGGGGCGCGCAGGCGCGGCGGGGTTTTCCAGTATTGGCAAAGCGGCCAGCACTGCCGAGCGCGATGTCGGGCGCTTGGGCAATACTGCGAAAATGGCCCTGGGCTCGGTCGCCGCGCTGGCCTCGATCAGCGTTGCAAAGCAATTGGCCGGGAGTTTTTTGCAGGCCGCCGACCGCGCCGGGCAATTGAGCGCGCGGATGCAACTGGCGACCCAGAGCCAGCAGGAATACAACTATGCGATGGAGCGCTCCAAGCAGGTCGCGCATAGCAGTTATCAATCGATCAACCAGGTCGCCGAGATTGCGATACAGGCCGCAGAACCCATGCGGCAGTTGGGATATTCCATCAAAGATACCCTCGACCTCACCGAGGCATTATCGTTATCTCTGGTGGTGAGCGGTGCCAGCCAGCAAAAATCAGCCACCGCGATTGACCAGTTTTCCAAGGCGATGCAGACGGGCACCCTGCGCGGGCTGCAATTTCGTGCGGTGCTGGAAAATGCCCCGCGTTTTGTGACCGCATTGGAGCAGAGCCTTGATAAAACCCGCGCGGAACTGTTGGCGATGGCCGAAGCCGGGGAACTGACGATTGATCGCTTGCGCGGCGTGGCGGGCCAGTTATCGCAACTGCGCGATGAAACCGAGGCCATGCCGACCACGCTGGATGATGCCAAGACCCGCTTTAGTAATGCGTGGCATGAGTTTGCAGAGGGGGTGAGTAACACCGTAAATGCCAATCAGGCACTTGTAAAAGTGATTGAAGTCGTCGCCGACAATCTGGGTAATATCGCCCTGGCGGCAGGCGCGGTGGCGCTGGCGTTTGGCGGGCGCTTGGTGGCGGCGCTGGCGACATCGACGGCGGAAAAAGTCAAAGCCATTGCGCAGTCACGACTTCAGGCGCAGGCGGAATTGCAGGCCGCACGTGCGGCGGAAATAGCCGCAGCAAAACGGCTCTCACTGGTTCGCACATGGGCGGGTGGAACGCGGGCGCTGGCCGCTGCCGAGGAGCAACTGACGGCGGCACAGATGCGTGCGGCCACAGCAGCCAATGCCGCCTCTGCGGCTTTCCGGGCGAAAGCCGCAGCGGTCAGTTTGGCCAGGGGCGCACTGGCGATGTTCGGCGACCCGGTCGGATTTGCCATCACGGCGCTGACCGCGTTTGTATTATGGGTACGCAACAGCCGCATCGAGGCCGAGCAACTGGCCGAGTCGGTGAAAACCCATTTTCAAAGTGCGATGAGCACATTCCGGGAGTTTAATGAAGAAACCGCCAATGTCGCCTTTTCCGGTCTTGCCAGCGCCAATAAAGAACTTGCCGATGCCGCACAAAACCTTGCCAACAAAGAACGCGCAGTACGCGAACAGCTCGAACAAAACGAGCGGGCGATAGCGCGCACAGGATACGTGTATCAAAGCCAGATTGAGAAACTCGCCGAGCGCAACAAGGAACTTGAGCAGGCGCGGCTGACCTGGCAACACCTGGCGGTCGAAGAACATCGCGCGATCAAGCTCAGCGCCGAAATGGTGCAGCAGGCGGCGGGCATCGTCAACGCGACCGAAGCCGAGACCTGGGCCTTGCGCGACAAGCTGCGCGAATTATCCAACTTCAATCAAACTCTGGATGAAGTGAAACCTCACCTGGTGGATTACTTCAACCGTGCTGGCGATGCCACATCGGCCAACAATCTGCTGGCCGCAAGTTTTGCCAATATCGCCCAGAGCATGCAGCGTGTCGATTGGGGCGAGATTGACAAA